ATTGTCGCTCATTGAAGTCCCTCCTTTTAACAGGATAGTAACACATGTTTTTCATAAATACAAGAAAAAAACTTCACAAAACATGAAAAATATATTGACATTTCATAAAACATGACATATTATAATAACAACTTCACAAAATATGAAATACGGAGGTGATACAGGTGGTTGGATTAAGAGTGAAGCAGTACTTAGATGAAAACGGAATCAAGTATTCATACCTGTCAGAAAAAACAGGAATACCCATGAATATGCTGAGCCCTACATTAAATGGAAAACGAAAGATGAGTGCAGAGGAGTATTTCATGATCTGTGAAGTACTTGGTGTTTCGGCAGAATTGTTTTCGCCTAGTGGCTTAGCAGATCGAACGTAGTGTAGAGAGCGAAAAAGGAGTGTAAAACAAAATTGAATGTTGTGACAGAATGCATGGAAAGGTGTAGAGAGGAGGGGGAGAGCAATGCAGAGACAAAAAGGACCTAATAGTGTAAAAGTTACGAAGGTTATCGAAGTGAAAACAAACAAAGGACTTGGTATAGATGGCGATCCAATTCGAGAAGTAATTCAATATTGGGACATGGATGGAAATTTTTTGGCGGAAAAAGAAACCGACCCCACTTTATTATGTGACTTGGCAAAGTGGGAATCGGAGAGACTCAAAAAAGTTATTGAGGATTACTCAGTAAAATCTCGGCTTCAGCTAAACTAAGTTCGCATTCAACAAAAGCAACAGTTGCAAAAATGAATTGTTTTAAATTTTGAAGATTATAGTCTTCGTGCTTACGAACGTAATGTGTTTCATCATTACCAAGCCACGCAGAAGCTTTTGCAAGAGTTTTGATTTTTTCATTACTTATGTAGTGATTTATGCATTTCCCAAGCAAACAGGATTCTATGTCTTTCTTGGATTCAGGATGCATTGATATAGCATAGTCCTTCACGAGAAATTCAAGAGCTTTACGATATCCAATACCGCAAAGTTCAGTTAACCCAGAATTTTCAGCGACCTCAGCTTGGTAGAATATTTCAGCAAATTTTGGCGATAAGTTAGAAATTTTATCAGAAACTTTTGTGTATTCGGTGGGGAATGGATACTGATTTACAATGTATCCACATCCGTTGGAAAAATAGTCAATTATACTATAAGTTACAAAAAAAGCTTTTTCACATGCGGGGCAGAAGAAAGTAGTGTATAAATCTGCAGCTCCTAAATTGTTATGAAAAAAACAAGCATAGTCAGGCTTAGAAGAATATGCGGTGGAACAGCGAGGGCATTTGTTTGGTAATTGGATTACAAAATCAGTAGCGGAGTCTCGCGTGTTTGGATTCAAGTTAAAGGCAGTAATTGTACAATTCAAAAAATCATTCCTTTCATCATTTGATGAAACAATTATACCAGTAGTCGTGTAACCAGACAACCTACAAGTACATATCTTCTAAGAGAGGAAGGTGAGAGCATGACATATTCCAAGGTAGAGACATTTAACATTGATGGATGCAAAGTCAGAGTGCATTTCCCAGATCTTCCAGAAGAGGAGAGAGCGAAGCGCAAGAATGCACTGATGAAGGCGGCGGAACGCTTTCTGAAGCATGCAGAGCGTGTGAAGAAAGAGAAAGCTGAGCAGGAGAATATGCCAGAAGCAAAGGAAGGATAAAACCATGAACAAACTTAAAATTGCCGGAATCATCATATCAATAGTGGCAGCAGTAGCATTTGTGTTTCTGTATTTCCGGAAGCCACACACACTTGTTGGTGCAATCTTGGCGCTGATCGCAGGAGCAGATGTTGCTTTTGGAATGATAATGGTGGCAGCAAGCGAAGAATTGAATCTGGAGGATACCAAAGATGAAAAATAAGATTGCATTTGGAATAACTGCTTGCGGAATACTGACATTTCTGGTCGGTGCAGCAGGAGTTGAAGCAAAAGGACAAGCAGGTTATGCGGCTTTAGGGATTGCAGCGGTTGGCCTGGCAATTGCCGGAGCAGGGCAGTTGATCAGAAAAGTAGCAAATAAAAAAGAGCATGCGACCCTGAGAAAGTACATGCTCTCCACCAATGACATAGGTAATAAAACCTATGTCTGGAGTATAACAGACAGGAGATGAAAAGTAAATGGAAAAAGAAGAATTGAAGAAAATCGAACAGGCATGCATACAGATTGCCGAGAGTATAGAACAGTTAGACCTTCATACATCGTTGGTCGTATACAACACCATCAACGTAATCAACAACATCGATAAGATAGCGGCGGCATTGCATCGTCCTGTAAAGATTAAATGTGGCGAGTGGCAATTTTGGCGCACTGTGAAGTATAAAGGCATTGTATTCATGCAACAAGGATTTTATATACACACAAACAGGTAAATAACTAAATATTTTTCCACCGTCCTGTAGTCGGACGCTTTACAGCAACTTATTGACTACTACGACACATAAACAGATACGTTTGTCAGAATATTTCTCCATTTGATTTTACATACAAAAACAAGCGTCTGACTGCAGGGCGGTGGAAGTGGGAGCAGACATGGATACAGCAATGGATTTATACGGCGGTGATTACACAGCACATCACATGCAGCATGTAACACAACAGAACAGACAGGCGGAAGCCTATAGAACAATAGAAAGCGAGAAAAAGGACTATGAATATTTTTGGAATCACAGGTCAGTATCTGGAACTTCTCCAGATGGCAGAGGATGAAGCACTGGATCAGGATATGATCAATGACACATTGGAGGGTGTTGACTGGGAGTTTGAGGAGAAAGCCGATGCTTATGCAAAGGTAATGAACTCACTGGAAGGAAATGTGGCAGCCATTGACAAAGAGATTGAGCGGCTGTCTCAGCACAAAAAGAGAATTTCCAACAACATCAAAGGTATCAAATACAATCTGGAACGTGCAATGCAGCTTACCGGAAAAACAAAATTCAAGACGGAGCTGTTTGGCTTTAGCATCCAGAAGAATCCTCCGGCGGTTGTGATCGACAATGAGGAGGATATTCCAAAGGAGTATTACATTCCACAGGATCCGAAGCTGGATAAGACAGCAATCAAGAAGTTCCTGAAAGACAATGAAGTATCATGGGCGCATCTGCAGCAGGGAGAATCGCTGCGGATCAGATAGGAGGATGTTATGGCAATTCCAGTATTAATCATTGGCAGATCCGGAACAGGCAAAAGTACAAGCCTTCGGAACTGCGTAGATAATCCTGATTGGAATCTGATCAGGGTATTAAATAAGCCACTTCCATTCAAGGGAAAAATCAATGGATGGAACACAGATAATTATCAGCAGGTCATGAAGTGCCTGATTGCATCAAAGGCAAATAACATTGTTATTGATGATGCAGGGTACTTGATTACAAATATGTTTATGAACGGACACAGCTCAGCCGGTGGTGGAAATGGAGTGTACACCTTGTACAACCAGATTGGGGATCATTTTTGGAATCTGATCCAGTTTATTTCTGAGAAGGTTCCGGAAAACAAAATTGTGTATGTGATGATGCATGAGGAATCCAATGATCTGGGAGAAATCAAACCAAAGACTATCGGCAAGTTGCTGGATGAAAAGGTTTGCATTGAAGGGATGTTCACTGTAGTTCTCCGCTGCATCGCAGAGGGTAACAATCATCTTTTTGTAACACAGGCGGCAGACGGAGCGGTAAGCAAGTCCCCGATTGGCATGTTTACTGATCTGACAATTGATAATGACATTTTACTGGTTGAAAGGGCAATCAGAGAATATTACGAACTTGGAGGTAAGAAAGAAGATGCAGAAACCAAATGATTACGATAACACACAGGCACAGGGCGAATATATTCCGGTGGAACTTGGCGGACATAAACTGGTCATCAAACAGGTGACAGAGACAACTTCCAAAACAGGAAAGCCGATGATCGTTGTTTGCTTTGATTTTGCACCGGATGATGTGCAGCCGGGATATTTTATGGAGCAGTTTAAGAATGATATCCGTCCGGATAAGAAATGGCCGAATCAGGCAACGCAGTACATTTTAACGGAAGATGCCGATGGCAACTGTAGCCGTTCATTCAAAACATTTACAACCTGCGTTGAGCATTCCAATACAGGGTTTACCACAAAATGGGGTGATAACTTCGGTGCGCAGTTCAAAGGTAAAAAAATCGGCGGTGTGTTCGGTGAGCAGATGGATTACTACAATGGCAGAGAAATGACAAAACGTGTGATGCGCTGGTTTGTTTCTTTGGATAAGGTGACAACTGCAGTTATTCCGGAAAAGAATGAAACACAGGCATACAAAAACCACATGAGCGGATATGCTGCAGGAGCTACACCAGCAGGTGACGGTTTTATGAATATTCCAGCAGGAATTGATGAAGAACTGCCATTCAATTAAGGCGGTGATCTGGCTTGCAGATTCAGGTAGATACCCGGGAACATAAAAAAGAATGGGAACGGGTTCAGAAGCAATTTGACAAAATAGAGGACGTACAGTATTTCCGGTCTAAGCTGTATGTTGGTGACTACCAGTCTTTGGATAATCCGAGACTGGTGATTGACCGGAAGAAAGATTTGCAGGAGTTGTGTGGTAACGTCACGCAGCAGCATGAAAGATTCAAGGCGGAGCTGATCCGGGCGATGCAGGCAGGAATACAGGTGGTTATATTGGTGGAACATGGCACTGATATCAATTGTTTGGAAGATGTCTATTTCTGGGAAAATCCAAGAAAGCACCGGATCATTTGGCGGACCATCAACGGTCAGAAGGTTAAAACAGTAATCTCTGAGCGCGCCGTTGATGGGAAGCAGCTCTACAAGAGTCTTTGCACCATTCGGGACAGATACAATGTCCGGTTTGAATTTTGTAGCAAGAAAGAAACAGGAAAAGAAATCATCAGGATCCTGAGAGGAGAATAGTCATGGCAAGACCCTTGAAAGAAGGGATTGACTACTTTAGCTTGGATTGCTACATGGATGACAAGATTAAAATGATACAGGCTGAATTTGGCTTAAAAGGATTTGCGATAGTCGTCAAGCTCTGGCAGATGATCTACCGGGAGCATGGTTATTATTGTGAATGGGATAATGATCGTGAACTTCTCTTCAAGTCTGAGGAAGGTTTGGAGAGCGGTTCTAATTTAGTAAAACAGGTGATAGATGCTTGTATCAAGAGAGACATTTTTTCAAAGGAGCTTTTCGAAAAATACCATATCCTTACATCCAGAGGAGTGCAGAAAAGGTATTTAGCCGTAACAGCCAAACGGAAGAAAGCCGAAGTGAAAAAAGAGTACTCTCTGCTTCAAGTCACCCATAAACAGGTTAATGACGGAAAAAACGCAGTTAATGACGGAAAAAACCAAGTTAATGAAGTCGATAATACACAAAGTAAAGTAAAGGAAAGTAAAGTAAATAATAGTGCTCCCGCACCTGCTCCGCCTGACCCTCCGGAAGACGATGATGAGTGGGAAGATCCGGAAGAATCTCTTCGTAAATGGGAAGCGTGGAAAGCCAAACGGGAGAAGAACGATGAATCATGAGCAGGAGATTACTGGAATTAAAGCACAGATTGCCATACTGGAAGAATTGCAGGCTGATTGTATGGATGGAAAGCTCTGGCATATCTACATGCGGATGATTGATGATCTGAATCAGAAACTAGATGAACTGACAAGAGGTATTGGAAATGGGAATGTATGAATTTAATCCAGGCGATGCGATGAGATTTGCGCGCTGGTATGGAGCAAGGACAAGACAGATAGGTGATGAGCTTCGCTTTGCGGAGTGCCCATATTGTAAAGGCAGAGGGCATGATAAAGATACATTTTCCATCAACCTTAATACCGGACAGTTTAAGTGCCTGAGAGCCGGATGCGGAGTTACCGGCAATATGCTGACATTATCCAGGGATTTTGATTTCAGTCTTGGAAATGAAGTGGATGAATACTATCGTCCAAAGAAGCAATATCGGAGCTTTAAGACACCGGCGGAACCGATCAAGCCGAAAGAGCCGGCAGTTGCTTATCTGGAATCACGCGGCATCAGCGCAGCGGTTGCAGAACGGTATGAGATCACAACCTTGGAGAAACAGCAGAATATCCTGGCATTCCCATTTTACGATGAAAACGGAAAGCTGAGATTTATCAAATATCGGAAGACGGACTTCGATAAGTCGAAGGACAAAAACAAAGAATGGTGTGAAAAGGACTGTCGCCCAATCCTGTTTGGAATGAAGCAGTGCAATGACAAATTTGACCGTCTGATCTTGACAGAGGGGCAGCTTGACAGTTTAAGCGTTGCAACAGCAGGAATTGAGAATGCGGTATCTGTTCCAACCGGAGCAAAAGGATTTACCTGGGTACCGTATTGTTACAACTGGGTAAGCAAGTTTGAAGAAATCATTGTCTTTGGAGATTTTGAAAAGAATCATATCACATTGCTGGAAGAGGTTGCCAGACGTTTTCCTTGCCGCATAAAGCACGTTAAGGAAGCTGATTACAGGAATTGTAAAGATGCAAATGAAATGCTCCAGAAATACGGTACAGAATGCATCAGATATGCTGTGGAAAATGCCGTATATCTTCCAGTGAATCATGTGCTGCCATTGTCAGAAGTGGAAAACGTGAATATTTACGAGCTGGAAAAGGTAAAGAGCGGCATCAGCGAACTGGATAAAATGCTCTATGGCGGTCTGCCGTTTGGAATGGTCTGCGTCATAGCCGGTAAGCGCGGCGATGGTAAGTCAACACTGGCTAGTCAGATTATTGCCCGTGTCATAGATCAGGGATATGCAGCGTTTACATATTCCGGGGAGCTGCCGAATTACCTGTACAAAAGCTGGTTTGATTTTCAAGTAGCCGGAAGACACCATATCGTGGAGAATCAGACAGAGTATGGAACGGTGAATCGTTTTATTACAAATGCCAATCAGGAACTGATCAACGCATGGTACCAGGAAAAGGCATTTATTTATGACAATCGGATTGTTGAGAATGATGAAAAGGAAGATCTGCTCAAAAGCATCGAGCGTTCCATCCAGCAGTACGGTGTCAGGGTGGTTCTGATTGATAACCTTATGACAGCAATGTATATCGATGAGCAGCGCGGCAGTGACCGATACGAGCAGCAGGGACAATTTGTCCGGAATCTGACGAAACTGGCAATCAAATACAACTGTTTGATACTTCTAGTAGCACATCAGAGAAAGAATGGTTATTCCACGGATATCAACGATGAGGTAAGCGGATCCGGTGATATCACAAACCTCGCAGGTCTGACAATTGGATATAACCGCGGGAACAGCGATGAGATTGGAAAGAGCATGAGCGCAGACCAGCGTAAGCTGATTGTGGCAAAGAACAGGCTGTTTGGAAAAATTAATCTGAATGGAATCATTCTGGATTATGATGAGCGGTCAAAAAGAATATATGGAACCGGGGACAATCTGGATTATCAGTATGGCTGGGATAAATCAGATGGATTTTACAGTGCTGATATAGATGAATCAGATGAGTGCCCGTTTAGGTAGGAGCAAATATTATGCATGAAAAAATACAGGATGTCATGAATACGGCGTGGAAAAATTATAAAGATTACCGGCGGTCCGGGGATATGCGGCAGTATACCAAGCAGATGAGCGCATTGGTAGAAAAATACAAAGGCGATTCGCTAATTCAGCAGTTCGCTGAGAATATGGCGATCACTTATGTGCCGGTAATCAATGCAATGGCAGAGGAGAAAAGAAATGAGCAGCAAGTTAGTGAGAAAGAAAAAAAATAAACCAAAGTATGGTTGGATGCAAAGTGAGATAGATGCAGCGGTGTGCCGAGATGCTTATGACAAACATGTTGCCGGATATGCAGTAACAATGATGCAGCATGTTCTGGAGATCGGATTATGGACGCTACATGATAAATTCGGATTTGGTCGTAAACGCTTGGAAAGGGTGCAGGAAATTTTTAACGAGTACCTGAAAGAACACTATGAGAAAAAGTTGAATGTTCGCGAGTTCTCGATTCTGGTGCAGGCAAAAGCCGGCGCAGATGTTGAAGCGGAGGCGAAAAAGTTCTCTCAGAAGTGTCGGATGAATCTGGCAAAGATGGAATATCCGAAGAATCCAAGAGATCTCAAGGTAAAACTGATCACAATCACAGATGCATTATCCACAACTTATGCGATGATCTGCACGGAGTTGATCACCAGAGAGAAGATGAGCGGAACGAAAGTACGTAAGTTTCTGGAAGAATGTGCAGCGTTAATCAATGAGTACCTGAATGGCGGTTGGGTAAGCCAGGAAGATATCAGACAGATCTTAGTGGAAGAAACAGGTATCAGGATTGCGCTTGGATAGGAGTAAGAGCAATGTTTAAGGTTGGAGAAAAATATAAAATTTACAGAAGTGGAGCAATAGAGCTTAAGGATAAAAAGTGGGTAAGAGCTGTGGTTGAGCATATCCCAGAACATGAGCGGTTTGTCCGGTTTCGGTTGCACTTCACGACCTGTTTTGGAGAACGCACCAGCTATATCGAATCATTCACGATGAATGAGCTGGTGAAGATGATGAAAAGCGGAGAGTTGGTGAGAGTATGAAGAACGAAGATACAAATGAATTAACCAGAGAAGCGTTCCTGACAGAGAAAAAACGGAAAAAAGGGCTAATGACAGCAATGCAGAATCTGCCCTATGAGATCAAGGCCAAAAGAGCTGCCATCCGGGTAAGAGAATTCATAGAAAAATGCGATGAACTTGGCTACAACACACATATTTCTGTCGGAGGTCTGGACAGTATCACCCTCCTGTATTTCATCAGATCACTGGGATACGATATACCGGCAATTTCAGTGAGTGCACTGGAAGACAGGAGCATCATTCAGATACATAGACAGATTGGTATAGAAATTTTAAAGCCTGGAAAGCCAAAGGCTGAGATTCTGCAGGAATACGGATTTCCTGTGTTGAGCAAGAAACTTGCAGGCCGAATCGAAACACTGCAGCATCCAACAGAACGTAACAAAACAGTGCGGCACGCGATAGTCACCGGTGAATGTGGTGCACAGGGACATTTTGCCAAGAACAGCCGTATGAAACTTCCAAAAAAATGGCTTGAGCTGTTTGCCGGTTACGAAAATGAGAATGAGGGTGTCAATTATCAGATTGCACCGTTTCTGGTATCGAATAAGTGCTGCGAGTATATGAAAGAACAGCCATGTAATAAATGGGCAAAAGAACATAATAGCAAACCGTTCCTCGGTCTTATGGCTTCCGAGGGGGGACAGCGAGAAGAAGCACTGGTGGAACATGGCTGTAACTATTTTGGGAAAAACACAATCAGAAGTGCACCGTTTGCACCATTTCTCAGACAAGATTTGCTGCAGCTTGCGCTGGATCTGAAAGTACCGATTCCGGAAATCTACGGAACGATCGAACGGAAAGCGGATGGAACTCTCTATACGACTGGGGCACAACGAACCGGATGCTCCATGTGTGGATTTGGAGTTCATCTGGAGAAGAGACCGCACAGGTTTGATCAGCTCAGAAAGAGAAATCCAAAAGAGTGGGAATATTGGATGTACCGATGCTGCACGGATCCTGTGACTGGCGAGAAATACGGCTGGGGACGTGTACTGGATTACATTGGCGTAGCCTGGGAAGATGAGTACCAGGAAATGGAGCAGCTGGAATTAAAGTGGTAAAGAGAAACAGAAATGGAATAATAGTGGAAACATCCAAAGGGTATGTGTTGATAGACACCTGCGATACAGCAGATCACGGTTTAGAAACAATGGTATTTCGATGCGCAGAAGATGGAGAGGTGAAGAACTGGAGCGATCTGGATACCAGACGATATGCAACAATTCCAGAAGCAATGAAAGGGCACTGGAACATGGTAGAAAAGTGGAGGAACAAATGATTATCAAATCTGTAAAAGTGGAGAACTGGGCGAAGGACCAGAAGAGAGTAACTGTTGGAAGAATAAGAAAAGAGTTTAACGTCAGCGAAGAAGTGGCGCAGGATTATTACGATTATCTGAAAAGTGCCGGTATCGTTGGCAGAATGGGGTATGTGAATCATGAAAAAGAGTGATGAACAGTTGCAGCAGGAAGTGGCAGAGATTCGGCGGTTTGTGGATGGGGATTCCAGAAATGTGGCAATGAAGCCAGTCTTAAAAACAGGAAAGTCCATTATACATTGCAACAAAGGCGACCAACCACATGAGTGGAAGTTTGAAAAATGGCAGGACTGGTGTTGTCCTGTGTGCGGATGGTTTGTAGGGCAAAGATACAATGCAACGCAGGATAAGCATCACGATCAGAGAAAATGTAATTATTGCAATGAGTGCGGGCAGAAATTGGATTGGAGTGATGTGAAATGAGATTAATTGATGCAGATGCGCTGAAAAGAGATTTAAAGTCGGTTACTTTAAGCAACGGGACTTTGTTAAATACAAATACCGTGTTGCTATTATTGGATAAATATCCGACAGCTTACGATGTGGATGGAGTGGTGCAGAAGTTGGATGAAATGAAAAGAAAATCATTATATGGTCATGCAATTTCTTTTTCGGATGAGGATTTAGGGAAAGCATTTGGATTTGAAATTGCTATTGATGTAGTAAAGAAAGGTGGAAAAAATGACAAATAGAGAAAAATATGCAGAACGGATTTTAGATATTGCATGTAGTGGAACACGTATTGCAGTCAAAAAAAATGTTATGGAGCCGGTTCCGTGCTCAGACATTTCATGCAAATACTGCTATCTTAGATTAAAAAAGGGTAGCAGGTGTGACGATGCATGTAAAGAATGGTGCGAATCAGAATATGAAGAGCCATCCATTGATTGGAGCAAGATACCGGTTGATACGCCAATTTTGGTTAAAAATAATCATGATGATGAATGGCTTCATAGACATTTTGCAAAGTTTGAAGACGGCGTTGTTTATACATGGGATGATGGAAGAACATCATGGAGTTTATCAAGTCTTGGTAAAGTTGATTGGAAATACGCAAAACTGGCAGAGGAGAGCAATGGATAACATTCTTGATTACCTTGCGTCCATGGGTGGCAATCCAGAATGGAGCCTGTCATATCTTAGATGGCAGCAGCTAAGAGGTGAGATACAGATAAGTGGCAGCAGGGCAGAGCTGCAGGAGAATAAGGGAGGCGATGCCGTTGGAGAAGATGACAAAGGAAAGACTGAAAGCGTATCGGAGTAATAAAGCGGAGATATTGGAACTGGATTATACGCTGCAGAACCGTTGGAAGTCAGATACGATGATCGGGAACGATGTAATATTTGATTACAGCAAAGGTTATCCGATGCCGCAGTGTGTGGTTGGGTTTGACCAGGAGAAGTACGAGCGGTTGCAGGACCGTGATCTGAAGCGGAAGAAAGCTCTGGAGCAGGAGTGTAAGGAAGTAGAGCAGTTCGTGGATGCGATACCGGACAGTCTGGCACACCGCATCTTCCGGAAACTGTTTATCGATGGCAGAAAGCCGGTGACCCAGGAGCAGGTTGCCAAGAGTGTACATCTGGATCGGAGCAGTATAAGCAAAATAGTTGACCGGTATTTGAAAGATTCACACAATTCACAAAATGCACAGTTATAATAATACTTGAGCCAAAGGCGGAAACCGGCGGCTCGATTTCTCCCCTATGAGAATAAACCTACTTAAAAGGCATTCGGAAACGGATGTCTTTTTCGTTTGCATAATGTCCAATAGTAGGATATTATAAAAATAGGTTTATTTTGAACAAGGAGGAAAAGATGATAGATATACGGATAATTATTTATGGATTAAGCTTGAAGAATGTTTGGTATATATTAGCTATATCATTTCAATTAGCAGGAGCTCTATTATTGATTTGCCATTATATGAGAAATACAGAAAAGCAAATAAAAGGTTCTTACTTTTCACAAGATGCGATTGTGAAAACTGAAAATGGCAAAGTAAAATTACGAAAAGAAAAAGTAAGAACAAAGGCGGAAGAGATATATATTAACAGGATTGCATTTGCCTATATTGCAATTGGGTATTTCCTTGGTATTTTCGGAGATATAGAAGATAGGAATCGAGGTTTGATCGTATTTTCAATAGCTGTAATGACTATTTTTTGGATGATGATTGGTTTGAAAGTTCAGAAAAAAGAAGCGAATAAAAGATTTCAAAAAGATCTAGAAATGGATGAAAACGAATTGCCAGCAGGAATGGGTAAAATAATGTCTACACAAGAGTTTGAAGATAAATTTAAACCAGAATAATTTGGGCAGCAGGATTTACCTGCTGTCTTTTTCAATACTACAAAACGACGAATGAGAGGTGAAGGTACATGGCAAGAGCACCAGATCCGCGAATCGAAAAGGCAAAAGCCATGTATCTGGAAGGGGTGAAATTAGTTGAGATTGCAAGTCAACTAAATTTACCGGAAGGGACAGTTCGACGATGGAAGTGTACTCATAAATGGGATAGCGAACGTTCGGATAAGAAAAGCGAGCGTTCGAATAGAAAGAAAGGCGGACAACCGGGAAACAAGAATGCAACGGGACCGCCAAAAAATAAGAACGCTGAGAAGCACGGATTCTTTTCAAAGTATCTTCCGGAAGAAACACTATCCATTATTCAGGAGATGCCGGAGAATCCATTGGATGTCCTCTGGGATCAGATTCAGATTGCTTATGCTGCCATTATCAGGGCGCAGCAGATCATGTATGTGCATGATCGGAATGATGTGACAACAACAAAGATAGCAGAAAGCGAAGGAAATGTATGTTCTGAAAAATGGGAAGTACAGCAGGCATGGGATAAGCAAGCCAATTTTTTATCCGCGCAGGCCAGGGCGCAAAAAACGTTGGAGGGAATGATCAACCGTTACGAGGATCTATTGCATAAAAATTGGGATATGGCAACCGAGGAGCAGAAAGCAAGAGTTGAACAGATTACCGCAAAGACCGAACTGCTCAAAGCAAAAGCTCAGCTTGATGATGATACAGAAGTGGTAGATGATGGATTCCTTGAGGCATTAAAGGGAACAGCAGCAGAGGATTGGTCAGATGCGGAAGATTAAACAGTTTTTCAAATTCCAGCCATTTTCCAAGAAACAGCGCAAAGTACTGAACTGGTGGACGGAGGATTCACCGGTAAAGGATTATGATGGCATTATAGCAGATGGTGCAATCAGGTCTGGTAAAACAGTGAGCATGTCGTTGTCATTTGTATTGTGGGCGATGTGTAGCTTTAACGGTCAGAATTTTGCTATGTGCGGCAAGACAATTGGTTCTTTCCGAAGAAACGTACTATTCTGGTTGAAATTGATGCTTCGCTCCAGAGGATACCGGGTAACGGATCACCGGGCGGATAATCTGGTGGTTATCTCACGGGGCAGTGTAGAAAATTATTTTTATATATTTGGTGGAAAAGATGAACGATCACAGGATCTCATCCAGGGAATTACTCTGGCTGGGGTCTTTTTTGATGAAGTTGCATTGATGCCGGAATCATTTGTAAATCAGGCAACTGGTCGATGCTCTGTAGATGGTTCCAAGTATTGGTTTAACTGCAATCCGGATGGACCATATCACTGGTTCAAACAGAATTGGATTGATAAGCAGAAGGAAAAGCATCTGCTGTATCTGCATTTTACAATGGATGACAACTTAAGCCTGTCAGAAAAGGTAAAAGCCAGATACCGCAGCATGTATACCGGAGTATTTTACAGACGTTACATTCTTGGACTGTGGGCGATGGCTGAGGGCATTATTTATGACATGTTCAGTGAAGAACGTCATGTGGCAGATCCGGAAACATTCAGTGAATCACTACTTGATGGTAACAGATATGTCAGCTGTGATTATGGTACCCAAAACGCAACGGTGTTTCTACTTTGGAATCAGGGAACAGACGGTATCTGGTATTGTACACGGGAATATTACTATTCCGGACGTGAAGAAGGTCAGCAGAAGACAGACGCAGAATATGCAGATGATCTGGAAAGCTGGCTGTCTGGGACAGATATCAATGCTGTGATCGTAGATCCGGCAGCAGCATCATTTATTGCTGAATTAAAAAAGCGTGGCTACAGGGTAATAAAAGCCAAGAATGATGTGGCAGATGGTATTCGGCTGGTTGCAACAAAACTGAATTTGCTGAAAATAGTATTTTCAAACGTTTGTCAGAACACGATCAAAGAATTTGCTTCTTATATTTGGGATGCAAAGGCAGCAGAACATGGTGAGGACAAGCCTGTGAAGCAGTACGATCATGCCATGGATGCAGTGAGATATTTTGTATATACAATCCTGGGCGAACGTCCACGGTTGAATCGAAAGGTAAAAGGAGGCATATAGCGTGATATATAGATTGGCAGCAGAAAAAACGCTGACAGATGATAAATTGATGGAATTTATCCGAAAACACGATGCAGAATGCGCATTCCGATTGCAGAAGCTTTGGGATGCATACATGACAGATTATCCGATTTTTCACGAAAAGGAAAAACCTGCGTGGAAGCCGGATAACCGAATTGCTGTCAATTTTGCAAAATACATCGTTGATACGATGAATGGATTCTTTCTTGGAAATCCTATCAAGATCTCAGTGGATGGAGAAGCTGAGGAAGTGAAAAATTATGTAGAATTTCTTGACCAGTACAATGATCAGGATGATAACAACGCGGAACTGTCAAAATTATGCAGCATATTTGGAAATGGATATGAGATGTATTATGTGGATCCGATCGGAAATGTTGGCATTACATATCTCTCACCCATGGATGGATTTATGATCTACGATGATTCGGTATTGCAGCGTGAACGGTATTTTGTGAGATTGTACATTGATGATGATCAGGTATTGCACGGAAGTGTATCGGATGATGAATTTGTGCAGTGGTTTACGATAAAAGGAAAACTTGTGCGGGATGAAGAGAAAAAGAAACACGGGTTTGATGGAGTGCCGGCGACAGAATATGTGGAGAACCGGGAACGGATAGGAATCTTCGAACCGGTCTTGACTATGATCAATGCTTATAACAAAGCAATCAGTGAAAAAGCTAATGATGTGGATTATTTTGCCGATGCTTATTTAAAAGTTTTGGGAGCATATCTTGACAAGGAAGATGTAAAACATATCCGCGATGACAGGATTATCAATTTTGATGGAGAGGCTAACAAGCTGAATGTGGATTTCCTGCAGAAGCCGGATGGCGATACGACACAGGAACATCTGATTGATCGGCTGGAACAACTGATTTTTCATATCAGCATGGTTGCTAATATTTCAGATGAAAATTTCGGGACAAGTTCCGGAATTGCCATGAAATACAAGCTGCAGGCGATGCACAATCTTGAGAAGACAAAGGAGCGAAAGTTTACTTCTGGAATGAACCGGCGCTATCGTCTGATCTTTTCAAATCCAGTTTCCGGTATGAAAAATGAAGACTGGGTGAAGTTACATTACAAGTTTACACCGAATATTCCGGCAAATGTGTTGGAAGAGACGGAGATTGCCGGTAATCTGGATGGAATTGTATCACAGGAAACTCAGCTTGGTACATTGTCTATTGTGGATAATGTGCAGGCGGAGATAGATAAGCTTGAGGAAGAACAGAAAAAGAATCAGGATGATGCTGTTATGAGAGGATTGTTCGGAGGTGCAGCAGGTGACATCACAGGAGTACTGGAAAAAGAGGGAAGCGGCTCAGCGAAAGCATAACATTACTGAGGAAAAGGAATATCAGAAACGTATTCAGGAAATCTTCCGGAACATGCAGGATGAGATTACGAAAGAAATCAACGGCTTTTATGTGAAGTATGCCAGAAAAGAGGGAATTACTCTGGCAGAAGCAAAAAAGAAAGTGTCTCAGCTTGATATTGAAGAATATGCACGAAAAGCTGCAAAGTATGTGAAAGAGAAAGATTTTTCTAAGCAGGCAAATGAGGAGATGCGCCTGTACAATGCCACAATGAAAATAAACCGATTGGAACTGCTGAAAGCAAACATTGGTCTGGAAATGGTATCTGGATTTGATGAACTTCAGCAGTTTTTTGATGAAACACTTACAAAGCGGGCAATGGATGAGTTTCAGCGGCAGGCTGGAATACTTGGAGTAACGATTCAGGATAATGCAAAAGCAGCAGATGCGCTTGTAAATGCATCATTTCAGAATGCTACATTTTCGGACCGTGTCTGGATGTATCAGGACATGTTGAAAGCAGAATTGGCAAACTTGTTGCAGACAGGATTGATCAGAGGTCAGCATCCAAGGAAACTTGCTACCCATTTGAAAAAACGGTTTGGTGTCAGTCAATACAATGCAGAAAGATTAATGATCACGGAGTTAGCCAGAGTGCAGACGGAAGCACAAAAGCTGGCGTTTGAAAGAACTGATTATGAAGAATATCAGTTTCATGCACTTGGAACTGCCTGCGGTGCCTGCCGTGCGCTGGATCAGAAACATTTTCTGGTAAAAGATATGATGCCGGGAGAGAATGCACCGCCGATGCATCCGCATTGCCGATGCTCTACAAGTGCTTACATGGATAGATCGGCATTTGATAAGTGGCTGGAAGAACAGAAAAGTAGACTTACGTTAAATGAAAAGGCAGCAGTTGTACGATATATAAGTCCGGATTCATATTCACTCAATGATAAGTTGCGAAGAAATGCCAATTCAGAATTGACAGATATTGAAAGAGAATGGATCAAGAATCTTGATGCTGCTCTTGAAAAATTACCAACTTACAAAGGAAATCTAAATCGTTCTGTGACATTTGCATTCCAAGAGGATGCTCAGGAATTTTTTGATAAATTTGAAGTGGAAAAAGAATATATTCCGAAACAATACTTGTCAACAACTAAAAGCGGTGTGTATAATGATGATGCACAGGTACAGATTTTTATTCAAAATGCGAAATATGGAAAAGACCTTAGAGGGCTAAATGATATGGAAAATGAAGTGCTTTATCCATACATGGCAAAATTCAAAGTAATTAACAAAGTTAAAGAGAATGGAAAGTTTTACATTCTTTTGGAGGAATTGGAATAATGGCATTAACAGCACGAGAGTGGTTGCTGCTTCCAGAGGATGAGCAACAGCGTAGGAAAAATGAATTATCTCCTCATGAATGTTTCTTATTGCGGACTGACTTGGAGTATATAAATTTCTCTGAAGAGGAAAAGAAAAATATGTCACCTGAGAAAAGAGAGGCATTTCTTCATCCAAAAGAGCGTACAGAGGAAGAAAGAGAAGCATTCAATCAGAAATGTAAGGAAATTTTTAAGCGCATGTCAGAAGAGGCAAAACACAGATCATAGATACCACTGATCAGAAATGACCGGTGGTATTTTTATACCCATTTTTAAGAAAGGAAGAGGTAAAACATGATTATCACAGGAATGGCGCACTTTGAGAGTGTTGCACAGAAGAAACTTGTTGAATGGTATCATAAGAACAGACCGGAGGTGCAGATTGATCTTAGCAATGTTTATGTTGTATGGACATGCAAAACGCTCCAGAACTATAAATGCCTGGCATCAACCACAATTAGCGGGGACGGAATCTATGCTGAGTACACCTACAATGGGGACAAGCAGGAACTTTATGAGGATGTATACGGTAAAATAACAAATACATGTCATACAGAAGAATAGGAGGTAGTGAATTATGAATTTCAAAGAAGCGTTTAAAGAAATGAAATCCGGACTAGCGGTAAAATTACCGTCATGGTCTGGATACTGGTGGTGGGATGAAGAAGCTCAGACGATTCTCATGTACACCAAAGATGGCGGCTGTCTGGACATTAGAGAAACACAGAGAGTGGAGTATACGATTCAGAACATTCTTTCGGATGATTGGATTTATGCTGATGGCCGAAACTGTCCGATTCTTGGCGGAGAGGCAACCTTTTCATTTGGAGAAGCAATTAAATATCTGAAACGTGGCATGAAGGTTGCGCGAAAAGGCTGGAACGGAAAGAAGCAGTACATCCAGCTCGCTACAGGAATTTCTTACAAGACAGCGGATGGAGATATCGTAAACTGCGAACATGATGCTATCGGAAACATGGCTATCGCATTTGTCGGAACATCAGGAGTACAGATGGGATGGCTCGCAAGCCAGGCAGATATGCTTGCAGATGATTGGAAATTTGCAGAATAGGAGAGGCGGTGATCCAATATCTCCCTACGGGGCGCGGGGTGAAGTGCCCTAAAAATGTGACAGGAGGTGAAGAATGCAACCAATTGTACAAAAGGAGTTTTATTTGGCGAAGGCAGCAGGCTTATATGACGGAGAAGTTCCAAATCCAGTTACAACAACAGACTACTATTATGCTGCGCTATGCGGAAAGTATGTCGGCGAACTTCCAGAACCTGTGACTGCGGAGCAAAAATATTTAGCTAATCTTTTGGGTGAGGATGTAGCTGTGCCGAAACCGATCACGTTGGATGATATTTTTATGTATGATGCAGTAATGCGAATTGTGGCGGAAGAACCCGTCACTAGACAACAGTATTACTGGAGACTGATTGCAAAATCAAGACAATATATCAATAAGACCGCCTCAGGCAACCCAATCACGCTCACTGATTCAGCAGAAAATAAGCCATTGAATATGAAATTATATGGCTGGAGCAAGCAGGATGGTGAGCCAAGTCCAGATAATCCGGTTGAGATTGAAAGTGCAGGAGGTGATGGAAAAATTGGAGTGAGTGTGAGAGGAAAGAATCTGTTTGATGAAAGATTGTTAGATGATAAGAGCAATTACGATAAACAGTATCAAAGCTTGGGATTCTGGATATTAGCAATTCCAGTAAAAAATGGACTTGTCACTGTCTCAGCAAAAAATACAACAAATTGGGGAGGTTATTTATGTGTTAACAGCACTGGTGACGTTGGTGGCGCTGATGGCGCATGGATGGCGCATGGTTCTCTGACGCATTTGAAACGAACCGTAACGTTAACAAGTACTAATGGCTTCGTATATCTGTTAATGTCGAAAGGTGTTGATACCAATAAACGAACACTGGAAGAAGTTGGCTACATACAAGTAGAATACGGCACAGAAGCTACTGATTACGAACCCTACCGTACTACACAGTCCACATCCCTTATCACTCCAACAGGACTTCCTGCAATCCCAGTTCCGTCAGGTACATCTGGAATTACATACACGGATGCAAACGGGCAGGCGTGGATTGCTGATGAGATTGATTTGGAACGTAGGAAGTATGTGCAGAGGGTTTGGAAGGCTGTGTTTGATGGAAGCGAAAATTGGACGTTATATACCTCGGTACAGTATCTAGGATTTGCGATAAGAGTGTTACCACAAAAAACGACAAGAAGATACGGATTTTGTACGCAATATAAAACGGAAGAACTTCCTACTACAAATGAAGCAATCTGGATTGGCGTTGGTAACGATAACTTGTATGTTAAAAACAGTCGATTTTATGATGAATTACTTGTCGACAAAGGCTTACCTAACTTCAAAGCCCACCTTGCCGCCAATCCACTGGTAGTAATGACCTACCTTGACACCCCAATCGAACGTGACCTTACATCTGCCGAATTGGCAGAATACACACAGCTTTATTCGTACAAGCCAACCACGGTCGTGGAAAATGATAGTGATTGCTGGATGGATGTGACAGCATTATGCAAGCCAAAATAGGAGGCGGTGCATTTGATTGAGGTAAGTGTCCGTAAGGACGGTGTGACAATATCAGGACATGCGGGATATGCGGCATTTGGATATGATATTGTTTGTGCCGGCGCAACGGCATTGGCACAGACACTGATTAAGTCTGTGGAAGATCTGACAGAAGATGAAATAAAATACGATATCAGTCCCGGATGGGTTGATATAAAATATGGGAATTTATCAGAAAAATCAAAAACTCTGGTAGATTCCTTTTTCATTGGCATTCAGTTGATTGTTGATGAATTTCCGGAGAATATCCGGATTGTGTAACCGATGTGACCGGAATGTCGTAAAACTATGGTTCGACGCAATGACCTGGGCTTAAATGAATGGGTTGGGGCAGAAAGAGGTAACTTATGAAATTTATGAATATGCATTGGAGAGTTCCAATGAGTAATCTGCAGTTATTTGCAGGCGGTGACGGAGATGACAGCGGATCCGGAGATGGAGACGGTGGTGGAGCTGGCACAGGTTCTGGAGATAACGGCGCATTATCCTTTGATGATTTTTTAAAAGGTGAGGGAAACCAGGCAGAGTTTGACCGCAGAGTACAGAAAGCAGTCAATACAGCAGTGACCAAAGCACAGGAAAAGTGGGAGGCACTGACCAACGATCAGCTGTCAGAAGCGGAAAAACTGGCTAAGATGACAAAAGAGGAAAAGGCACAGTACCGGAATAAGAAACTGGAAAAGGAACTGGCTGATCTGAAACGACAGAATGCAATCACGGAGATGGCAAAGACAGCGCGGAAGATGCTGGCTGACGAAGAAATCAATATCCCGGATGAACTTCTGGGACATCTGGTATCTGAAAATGCAGAGGATACCAAAACAGCCGTTGAAGCCTTTGCGAAGATGTACAAGGCAGCAGTGCAGGCGGCAGTGAAAGATGCACTGAAAGGAAATCCACCAAAGGCAGGAAGTGGTGGAAAAGGAAACATGACAAAAGATCAGATTCTGGCAATCACAAATCCTGCGGAGAGACAGCGTTTGATTGCAGAGAATATGGAGTTATTTCAGTAAAGGAGATACAGAGAATGCATAATATTGAAAAATTAGGACTGCAGGTGTTTGCGGCACCAGCAGGTTTAACAGGACAAGACCAGATTCAGGTAAGAGCCAGAGAGATTGACTTTGTCACATCTTTTGGTAAGAATCTGCAGGCATTACTGGATATTCTGGGAATCACCAGAATGATTCGCAAAGAGAACGGATCCGTATTAAAGACAAAGAAAGTAAAAGGTACCTTACAGTCTGGTGACGTTCCGGAAGGTGATGAGATCCCGTTATCTCAGTACACGGTAGAGGAGCAGAACTTCGATACCATTAAAATCGAGAAATACCGTAAAAGTGTTTCTCTTGAAGCAATCGCAGAGAGAGGCTATGATGCGGCGGTACAGTCCACAGATGAGGAATTTAAATCTGATCTGACCAATGTAGTATCCGATAGATTCTATGCACAGTTAAAAGCGGGTTCCCTTGTTGGCCATGAATCTACATGGCAGATGGCTTTTGCGATGGCAATCGGTAAGGTTGTAAATAAGTTTCAGGAAATGAAACGTACAGCAACCGGTGTCGCTGTGTGGGTAAATACTCTGGATGTATACAAGTACCTTGGCGCAGCAGATATCACCGTGCAGACAGCATTTGGCTTTAAATACATGAAAAACTTCCTGGGAGCAGATGTTGTGTTTATGACATCGCAGATTCCGGAAGGTGTGGTTATTGCAACTCCACTCAACAACATGGTTGCATATTATGTTGATCCAGGTGATTCTGAGTTTGTAAAAGCTGGTCTGCAGTATACCACAGATCCCACAACCGGATTCATCGGATTCCATGTACAGGGTACTTATGAAAGAGCTATTTCGGACATGTTCGCTATTATGGGGCTGCGTCTGTTTTGCGAATATCTGGATGCGATTGCTTATATTTCTGTTGGTGACTCAGATACTCAGACTCTTGGAACCCTAAATGTGACATCTGCAGCAGGTTCAGAGACAGGTAAAACGAAACTTACCGTAAAAGAGCAGATTATGTCTCCGAAAAACTGCTGGAAGTACAAAGATGCAGCAGCGGCAACTTCTGTGACTTATGGCATGGATGTGAAAGGCTGGTCTAAATGGGATGGTGAATCCGAGATTGTGTCAACAGCAGCTCATCACATTACTTTAGTTGAGTGTGATCAGAACTATAAGGCAGTTCGTTCCGGAGATGTTACCGTTACTGTAAATGCAGGAGCGTAGGAGGCTGCCAATGTATAAAGTAATCAAATATTTTACAGATCTGCATGATGCGGATCATGAGTACCATCCGGGGGATATATTTCCCCGAAAAGGTGTAAAAGTAACAAATGCGAGAATTGAAGAACTTGCCGGAGAGAAAAACAAACAGGGTGTGCCGCTAATCGAGAAAGTGGAAGAATCTGCCGGAAAGTAATGAGGTGAAGATATGCTGGAAGGATTGAAGACAGATTTAAAAATCTTGCTTGGAATAAGTGAAGATGATGAATCACAGGACGCTAAGTTACTTTTAATTCTGAAAGCGACCAAAAAGCGTTTGAAATATCTGCTTGGCGGAATAGAACCACCAGAAGAGATGAATTACATTGTTTTGGATGTATCAGTTATTCGATTTAATAAAATCGGATCAGAAGGGCTTTCTTCCCATACTGTAGAGGGAGAGAGCCAGTCCTGGTCCTCAAACGATTTTGCCGGGTATATGGATGACATTCAGGCATATCTGGATAGCCAGAAAGAGGCTACGAAAGGGCGGGTGAAATTCCTGTGAGATATGATACACCAATTTATTTCCGGAAGATCACACCAGGAGAATACGATGCAGAAACTGGCAACTATGTAGCAGATACCATAGAGGAAACACTGCGTTATGCATCTGTCATGGATACAGGAGCACAGGCAATGACGCTGGTGTATGGAAAAATCCAGCAGGGAAGCCTGACTCTCCATTTACAGAATCAATATCGTGATCCATATGATTATATTCGGATTCAAGACAAGCTGTATCATGTAGATTCGGTAAGAAACCTGCAGGTAAAGCAGTGTTTGATCGTAAGTGAGGTGCAGGTATGAAACTGACAGTAACAGGAACAAATGCTTTAAGAAAAAAACTACAGCAGAACGGAAAGCTGGATGCAGTGAAACGTGTTGTAAAGATGAATGGTGCGGAGCTGCAGGCTAAGGCACAGCGTAATGCCCCGGTAGATACCGGTACATTGAAACGTAGCATTTCATTGGAACTTCGTGACGGTGGTCTGACGGCAGAAAGCGAAGCAACGGCAGAATATGCGCCTTATGTGGAGTGGGGCACCAGATTCATGAATGCACAACCGTTTATGCGCCCTGCTTATTATGCGCAGAAAGAACAGTTTAAGCATGATCTGGGCAAGATTGTAAAGTGAGGGATAAGATGGATCCGCAGCAGGAATTATTCAGTGCACTATTGGTTGAACTGAAAAAAAAGTATAAGGATACGGATACCGGTGTGTATGATACATTTCTGCCACCGGAAGGAACACCATATCCGTTTGTATATCTGGGAGATAGTGAACAGAATGCAAAAAAGACAAAATCAAACCGGATTGGAAGCTGCCAGCAGACAATTAATGTCTGGCACAGCAATCCAAGACGGCGCGGAACGGTATCGTGTTTGCTGTCTGAAATAACCGGTATTTGCGAAAAAATGGAACATACCGCGCATTATTCATGGATGTTGAAAGAAGTGACGCAGCGGATTGTACCAGATACAACAACGAAGCAACCACTTCTACATGGAATATTGGAAATGGAATTTTGGTTTAGTTAGGAGGAACAAAATGAGATTAAGAAAATTACAGGGACTGCAGTTATTTGCGGAAGCCGTACAGGGCAAAAAAATTGTGTACTTATTCCGTATCAAATCAAAAGCTGCAAGTAATGATGCAAAAGCAATTGCGTTTACAACGGAAAATGGAAGAACTAAAAGCAAAGATGCGGATTCTACTATGACAAAGGATGGACCAATCCGTACACCGGGTACCACAGAGACAGAGATCACCGTATCATCTATCCTTGCCAAAGGAGACGAACTGATCGATGAACTGGAAGATGCAATGGATAATGATGAGATGATGGAAGTATGGGAAGCAAATCTTGCAGAACCTTCTTCCGGATCTAATAAGTTCAAAGGTATGTATTTCCAGGGATATTTGACCAGCTTTGAGAAAACATCTTCCGCGGAAGATTATGTGGAATTATCACTGACTTTTGGATTGAATGGATCAGGAAAACGTGGCGATGTGACCGTAACAGCAGAGCAGCAGGAAACTGCTGAGTATGTATTTGCTGACACACAGAAAACCGGAGCGTAAACAATAAAGCGGAGAGCGGCATATCAATAAGCTGCTCTCTTTTTTGATAAGGAGGAAAATCACATGGTTTTAAATATCAATGGAAACGATTATGAGATTCATTTCGGGATTGGATTTGTAAGAAAACTGGATGAAAAATATTTTGTAACAAGCCAGTCTGGTGTTAAGTTTGGAACTGGTCTGGAAACAAAGGTACCGATGCTTCTGGATAACGATGCAGTAACATTAGCTGAATTTCTGTATGAGGGAACCTGTGCAGAAAAGAAACGTCCGACGTTGAAAGAAGTGGATGCGTACATTGATCAGGTGGACGACATCGATGCTCTGTATGAAGAGGTAATTGATGAGTTAAAAAAGCACAACGCAACGAAGGCGAAGATGGCGCAGATGCAGAAGCTGATGGATGCGGCGAACAAGAAATAACATCTTCACTGGAAACTTACGACAATATTGTCCTGAACAGTCTACGCTATCTTGGAATACATGATTTTACTGAGATTGATCGTATGACAATGTATGAATACTGCGTGCGAATGAAAGCACACAGACTACAGCAGGTAGACCATGAATATATGTTGCATTTACTGGCATGGCAGAGCTGGGATGTGCAGGCCATGAAAAAGCAGGGCAGAAAGCGAGTTCCGGTATATAAAAATTTCAGCCAGTTCTTTGATTACGATGAAAAAGTGGAAGAAGCGATGACGGGAAAACCGGTAAAGCACCATGGAATTGGCAAACGTCTGATGCAGGCGGCAAGAATACAGAAAGAAAGGAGGAAAAAGGATGGAAAGCTATAGTGTACAGGCGGTCTTGAGCGTGGCTGATCAGGGATTTACCACAAAAATGAATGCAGCGGCAAAGTCACTGGATCAGATTGATTCCGGAGCAACACAGTCGAAGAGAAGCCTGATGGATGTTGCCAAAGGCGCAGGTGCTTTTAAAGTGGTGGATATGGCTGTGAATAAGGTGAAATCTTCCGTGGATGGAGCAATCAAACGATTTGATACCTTAAACCAGTATCCGAAAGTTATGCAGCAGATTGGATTCTCTGCGGAAGATGCGCAGAAATCCATGGATCAGTTATCAACCGGAATTGACGGATTGCCGACTTCATTGGATAGCATCGTATCTTCTACGCAGGGAATTGCGGTTCTGACCAGAGATTTGGATGGAGCAACAAAAACATCCATTGCATTAAATGATGCGTTCCTGGCATCTGGTGCAGCTACGGCAGACGCGGAACGAGGTCTGACACAGTATGTTCAGATGCTTTCCAAAGGTTCTGTTGATCTCCAATCCTGGAGAACTCTGCAGGAGACGATGGGACCAGCATTATATGATGTGGCAGAGGCATTTGGATATGCCGGTGAATCGGCACAGAATGATTTGTATGCAGCATTACAGAGTGGACAAATTACATTTACCCAGTTCAATAATAAGCTGATTGAATTGGACAGCGGTGTAAATGGATTTGCAGAACGTGCGAGAACAGCCAGTGCCGGTATTGGAACATCTTTCCAGAATCTGAATACAGCAGTGGTTCGTGGAATGGAGAAAGTGATCCGTTCCGCAGACAACAGTTTGACCGAAGCTGGTCTGCCGAATTTTCAGCAACAGTTGGAGACCACAAAGACTGGTGTGAATGCTGCATTTACCGTGGCAAGTGAAGCAGTTGGCAAGTTCGTGAAGATTGCGGCTCCTGGAGTAAAGCTGGTGACCAACAATCTGGATGTATTGATTCCTGTACTTGGAACGGCAACAGGTGGGTTTGTAGCATATAAGGCTGCTATTGCTATTGATGATAAAGTTAAAAAGCTTAGTAATGCCTGGAAAGAAGCAAAAGAACGCTTGCGGGCAATGAGGAATGTTATTGACCTCCAGACTGCAGCAGTAAAATCGCAGGAAGCAGCTACGATTGCTGCAACTCGTGCACATGAATTAAGCACAAAGGCAAGCATCGCACAAGAGGAAGCAGAAAAAGCACAAGCGGCTGCAAAGGCACTTACAACAAAAGCCACTAAGGCGCAGGAGGCAGCAGAAAAAGCGCAGACGAAAGCCAGCATGGCATCCTCAGCTTCAACAGAACTTAGTGCGGAAGCGGCAGAATTAAAGTCGGCAGCAGAAGCTACCAATGCGGCAGCAACCAAAGCAAGTGAAGATGCTGAGCGAAAAGCAGCTATTGCGGCGCAGTATCAGGCGCAGGCAAATAAGGCTGCGGCAATGTCTGTTAATGCAGATACAATTGCGCAGGAAGCTAACACGGTAGCTGAGACCGCTAATGCACGAGCAGCAGAAGCCAGCAATGTGGCAATTGCAGTAAAAACAGCAGCAGTAGGTGTGCTTTCCGGTGAAATTGGTCTTGCCACAGCAGCACAGTTAATCTGGAATGCAGCTATGGAAGCCAATCCAATCGGTACGGTTGTCGCTGCAATCACAGTGTGCATAGCTGGAATTGTTGCTCTTGTGAAGATTATAAGCAAGCTGGATAAGAAAATGCAGGAGGAGAAGAAACACCGTGAAGAACTGGTTGATGCTATTGATGAGCATACAGAAGCGGTTGATTCCAATAAAGACAGCCGGAAAGAGGAACTGGATGATATCAAAGCAACTGTATCTGCCAATAAAAAGTTGATTGATCAGATTGTGGAACTTTCTAAAAAAGAGCGCAAAACTGCGGAAGATAAAGCAAAGTTACAAGGCTTGGTGGAAACTTTAAACGGTTCTGTAGATGGATTGAATCTTGCTTACAGCGAAGAAAGAGATCAGCTGAATATGACCAGTGAAGCATTGCAGGAGAAAGCAGATGCCTATGCGAAACTTGATGAAGCCTCTGTAGCGGCAGAGAATCTAACCAATGTCCTGAAAGATCAGGCACAGGTGGAAGCAGATTTGCAGGATGCGGTCAATGCAACGACTGAAGCCGAGAAGAAAAAGCAAGAAGCTCTTTCAAATGGAGAAGCATATGCCGAATATGACAAGACCATGAAAGAGATGGGAGAAAAACAGACTGAGCTAAAAGGAAAACTGGAAGAGCTGGAAGCTGAGGAACAGAAATACAGTGAAATTGTTGCTTCATCTCAGGTGGCAGCATCGCAGGCAACATCAGACAACACACAACAGCAAAAAATTAGTCTGGATAGTCTTTCAGACGCTCAACAAGCCACTGTTGACAGGATTTCGGATGCTTATCAGACAATGACGGACAGTCTTGGTTCGTTGAATGACAAAATTGAGGAAGATAACGATACCACATGGTCCAGCGTTCAGAAGAATCAGGCAGATACCATTGCGAAAACACAGGAATTTGCAGATTTGTATTCGCAGGCAATCAATGCAGGCGTCAGTGAAAGTTATCTGAATGCAATCGGTGCCACTGGTCCGGAAGCATTACCACTATTGCGTGACATGATGAATAGCGGTGTGGATGAAGTTCTGGCGGCACAGGATCAGTGGGAACAGGCATATGATTCTATCGGTCATACTTTTATAGATTCCATGCAGTTATCAGATACTGATAAAGCAACACTTCGGGATTATATCAAGGGAGAGTCTGGTGTGCTTGGGACAATGGCGCAGGCGTTGGATGAAGCAGATTTTACCATGTTTAGTGAACTTGGAACAAATGTTGTAGATTCATTTTCTGATGAGATATCTAATAGCCCGAAACCTGCACTTGCTGGCGCAGGCCTTGCAGCAACTACAGCGGATTCGACTGCGAAGGGATTAGAAACAGGTTCCCCATCCAGAGTATATAAGGGATTGGGACAAGATACTATTGATGGATTTATAATTGGAATTGAATCTAAACAGAAAATGTTAGATTCTACAATGACCAAAATAATAAGCAATTTCGGCAAGACATCTGCGGATGCTGCAAAACGTTCTATTTCAACACTACCACAGATTTATACGTCAGCATTTCAGAAAGTAAATATAGCTACCAGTACGGCAATGCAGAGAAATAGAACCATTACGCAGACTGGAATGACAGCAATGGCGAATGTTACAAAAACGGGATTTAATGCCATGCAGTCAACTGCAAATCAGGGAAGTACAGCATTTTCAACAGCTGTGACGCGTGGAATGAATTCTGCAAAGTCACAGGTTACCAGTAATGTAAATGCAATGGAACGAACAGTGAAAAGTCTGGAAAGTAAATTTAAAACCAGTGGTTATAATGCGGCGCTAGGTTTGGCGAATGGAATTAATAATGGTTCTGGAAAGGCAATTGCAGCGGCAAATCGTCTGGCAAACACGGTATCAAAGACAATCAATGATGCATTAAAAATCCATTCTCCATCAAGAGTAACGGAGAAGAGCGGTGAGTTTACCACGGAGGGCATGGCTGAGGGTATGTTGAATAAGATCCGTCAGGTTCGTGAAGCTGCCAAGCGTGTGGCACAGGAAGCAATTCCAACCGGATATATTGATAGGATGGCAGCATCTGCCGGAGCGTTTCAGGTGGATACGTCATATTCTTATGCCGGTGATATTAATGCCAGATATTATTTTGAAATCCCAGTTGTTATTGATGGACGAGAGGCAGCGAAAGCTACTGCAACTTATACGCAGGAAGAACTGGAGAAACGTAACAAGTTAAACAAATATATGCGGGGGTATCGATAATGTATGAATTTACAGACACAACCGAACAGGCTACTGATACTAATTTAGGTGCAGAGTCGTTAAAAATCAATGGTAAATATATTGAGGATCTGATCCCTGGTTATCTGACATTGTACACAAGCGGCAGAGAGCTTTTGGAATGTGAGATTGCGACACAGGTAATTGGAAATAAGGATGGCGCAGATTATCGCGGAAAGAGATATCCGGCAAGAACAATTACAGTCGGATATCAGCTTTGCACATCGTCTGAAAAAGAATTTCGTGAGGCTTATAACAAATTAAACCGTGTACTGAATGTAGAACAGGCACAGCTTATCTTTGCAGATGAGCTAGATAAGTACTTTGTTGGAACCAAAGTTGGAAATACGGCAGTTTCCACCGGAACAAATTGCGTGACTGGTGAAATTGATTTTTATTGCGCGGATCCGTTTAAGTATTCGCTTGAAGAAAAAGTTTTTACGACTATCAAGAATACGACAACTGGGGCATTGGAAACAACAGTGGTTAATGATGGAGTTCTTCCGGCAGCAATAAGCTATGAAATTATACACAACCACGAAAATGGGTATATCGGAATTGTGAGCGAATATGGAGCGCTCCAGTACGGAAATCCCGGGGAAGTAGATCAGGAGATTAGAAACAAATCAGAAACGCTTCTAAATCTTTCAGGCGGGGATAAGATCATAAAGCAAATTGCCAAGGGAACAGGTGTGTTGACGGATTCAGCTTTTCAAAGAACAGGTAATTTTACATGGCAGGATTATCATGATGGGAAAAATCAAGTTTTTTATCCGATGTTGGCTGCCAACTATGGAAGTGGGAATAACTGGCACGGACCATGTGGTCAGATTACATTGCCGGCAAAGAGTGATGGAGATACTGGAAGTGTAAGTTTCAAAGCCACGGCAAAGATTATGTGGGAACTTCAGTATGCATCAGAGATTGGATGTTTACAGTTTAATATCGGAGATACAGATGGAAAACTTTTGGCATCCATGAATTTGTGTCGAAAATCTGGTGGAAATCTGACAACGAACCTGAAATTAATTACCGGAAACAGTGTAAAAGGTAATCTGAATTTTAATCGAGGTCAGGCAAATGAGTACCATAAAAATAATGGTGGTGGGTATATGTATATTCAAAAAACAGGAGAACTGTTTGAATTTTACTTCGCTGGAAATAAATACCAGTATCGCGTATCGGAATTGGCCGCCAAGAAAGCAGCTTCAATTACTATGTGGCTTGGATATCCGCCGAATAATACATATTCCTTGGATCATGCGATACATTATGCCGGATTTATTGATTTGTCATTCCGGACAGACAGTGTGACTTATTTGCATGACATTCCGAACCGTTATAAAGCCGGAGAGGTTTTAACGGTAGATGGTCCGTCCGCGAAAATGTATATCAATGGAATCCCGAGTTTGAATGATGAAGCTGTGGGATCAAAATATTTTAAAGCTCCACCCGGGGAAACAAAGGTGGAGTTTTATTATTCTGACTTTTCAGATCCAGCACCAACGATCACAGCAAAGATTAGAGAGGCATATTTATAAATGGAAAATGTAAGAATTGCGATTTTGAGCAATATGGATAAGGTATGCGCCTTTATGGATAATGAAGCTGTGGATGGGCTGCATTATTGGGATGATGAATTGCATAGATACCTCAGTGGCTCAACGCATACTTTTTCTTTTAAGGCGGATGCAACGCATGAGGATTCAGTACACCTTACTGTCGGAAACAAAATATCGTTCCGCTATAAAATGAGAGACTACTATTTTAACATTGTGAGTTGTGTTCGGGATGAAGATATAGTTGAGATAGAAGCATTCGCTTTAATCTTTGAGTTGCTAAATGAGTATTCTGGAGAATATGCAGCAGCAAAAGCAATGACGTTTGCACAGTACATAGAGGCTTTTGATTATGAAAAAACATTGACGCTTGGAATTAATGAGGTTTCAGATAAATCCATTAAATATGAGTGGACGGGAAGCAACACGATTCTGGCACGGCTTTTTTCTCTGGCAAATGTATTTAGCGCAGAAATTGAAATATTACCACAGTTAAATATGGATTATTCACTGAACTCATTGGTTCTAAATGTATACAGAGAACATTCTGACCAATATCAGGGAATCGGAGCAAATCGAACTGATAAAATTTTGCGATACGGTGTTGATGTAGAAGGTATCACGAAAACATCAGATGTCACGGAGCTGTATACGTCCATCAAGCCGGTTGGAAAAAACGGACTCACATTAGTCGGAATGTCAAAGGTTGAAGTTGATGAAAATGGTGAACAGGAATATGTACTGCTTAATCATGATGGGATTATACGCGCTGTACAGGCACGTGATCGTTTTCCTTCCAACCTCATGGGAAAGCGTAATGACGGATATATTTTACGTAACTGGAGTTATGAAACCGATAATAAAAATATGCTTTATGGTCAGGCATTGGCGCAGTTAAAAAAGGACTGTGTGCCACAAGTGAATTACGAAGTAAAAGGTTACTTTGATCTTGGTATTGGCGATACAGTAGTGGTTTGCGATGAAGAATTTACACCGGAGCTATATTTAAGCGTCCGAGTGGTAGAACAGTCAATTAGTTTCACAGATTCGTCAAATAACAAAACCACAGTAGGAAATGTTCGGGAGCTTCAATCCGAAATAGATCCTGAGATTTTGGAACGTGTGCATCAACTGGAAACAGCGATGGGAGCGGCAGATAATAAATATGCCACCAAAGACAATTTGGAAAATACGAATAAGAACGTATCAAATGTTGCTAGAAAAGTTTCAAATTTAGAAACTGTTGTCGCTGGAAAAGTAAGTACAGAGGAATTAGATGCGCAGGTTGCCAAACTTGGTTATGTAACGGCTAAGAAAATTGAAACAGAATATGTAAAAGCAGATGAATTTGAAGCAACAGCAGGCAAATTTGGCTATATAAAATCAAAGGATGCTGATATAACCTATGCAAACATTGATTTCTCCAACATTAAAGAAGCAGCGCTTGAAAAGTTATTTTCTGATACAGGAATTATCAAGGATTTAACAATAGAGAGTGGAAAAGTAACTGGTGAGCTGGTAGGAGTCACGATCAAAGGCAGCATAATCGAAGGTGAGACAGTAGCTGCAGACAAACTGGTAATTAAAGGTGAAGATGGACTGTACTACAGATTGAATGTTAATGCACTTGGCAAAACTATTGTGGAAGCTGATGAGAAATATCAGAGTGGCTTGGATGGAGCCGTTTTAATCAAAAAATCAATCGTTGCAGAAAAGATAAATGTTGATGATCTTGTGGCTTTTGGAGCAACCATTGGTGGAGTGCATATCGGGGATGATGGAATCTATTCCGGTTCGAAAGCATCTATTGATAACACGACAGCAGGTTTTTATCTTGGTAATGATGGTCAGTTTGCTTTCGGAGATGCTGAAAACTATTTGAAACTGTATGAAGATGGCGATAATTGGAAGCTGGCTTTTTCCGGTGAATTGGACGGAGCATCAGGAACATTTTCTGGAAACGTTGAAGCAAAAAGTTTGATCGTTGGGTATTATGATGCACCAGAAGGAGAGGAAGATGTATGGAATAGTTCATATTGGCTTACGGCAAACGACGGAGTGATTAGCATGAATGCACATCTTGGGCGAGATTATGCTAGTGTATCTTGTTCGGCTACAGAATCCGGAATACAATCTTCCAGTGGTGGTGGAGGCGCTTCAAGCGTTAAATGTAATGGCGGTGAATTAGAAATAAGCGCCAGTGAAAATTTATTTTTAAACGGTACTGACTGGGACACTTTCAAAAGCCAACATGGTTACGACTGGTCAACGTTTGAAACTGCTGATAATACAAGCACATGGATGCCGGTAGCTAATGGAGGCAGAATGTATCACAGGGATGTTGCTGCAACATTCAAGCAGGCTAAATATTGGAATGACGGTACAAATAGATGGACCTGTCTTAGACTATCAAACGACATTGTGCTGCTGTTTGTAAAAGCTACCGTTACAACAAAAGTCGATATAACGTCAGCAGCCGCAAAAGGGTATGCCAGTAGAGAATACACGTGCGGTTTTCCTATCACAATCAAGACAATCTTATATGCAAATTCTTATGTAGAGAATAACTATAATTGGGAGAATGTTGAACTTAAAATCCATTCGATTTCATCTACGGCAATTAAATCACATTTTTGGTGTCAGAATTCGTATAAAGGTCTACCTCTGTGGTGGTATTACATGCTTGTGGCACAAATGTAAAGGAGCAACTTATGTTAGAAAAATTACAGAAATTATACAACACCCTTGGAACAATCGAAACCAAAGGAGCGAACACAAAGCGGATGGCAATCTGCTTGACTTATCTTGAAGAGATCATTCAGGAGCAGGCAGAGAGTGAGAAAAAATCAGCTGAAACAGAAGCTGTAAAAGGAGAGGAGAAGCATGAATAATATTTCAATTGCCACATTCAAATGCGGCTCAAAATCCTGCGAACTCTACGGACTGTGGCAATACGATTATGGTCAGATTCTTAGGATTCAAGACCTTGGACTTCCACCGGCTGTAGAGATTCACTTTTCGCTGACAGAAAAGGGCGGAACATCGGTAACCAGAGTAGGAACTACCAAAGACGGAGTGACAAATGTAGTAATTCCAGATTCATTATTGGAGAATGACGATGCATCACAGGATTATTGGATATACGCGGTCGTATATTTGACGGATACCGATTCTGGTAGTACAGAATACAAAATCGAAATGAAAGTAAAATCCCGTCCACGCCCAGAAACCATTGACCGCCCGGAGGATCAGGAGTTATTCCGTGAAGCGATTGCAGCTGTGAATGAAGCCGCTGATCGGGCAGAGAACGCGGTGAACAATCTGAATGCCGATATGTCAGAAAAAGTCACCCGTCCAGATACCGCAGAAGTCGGACAGGCTCTTGTGGTCAAGGAGATTGATGAACAAGGAAAACCCATCACTTTTGAAGCACAGGACATGGTTGAAGTGCCAGAATGGGCGCAGAAACCAGAAAAGCCAACCTACACCGCAAAGGAAGTCGGTGCTCTGCCAGACGATACGAAGATTCCAACCAAGGTTTCAGAATTGGAGAATGACAGCGGTTACCTTACGAAGCCTTATGATGATACAGAGCTGAAATCCGAAATTGCCACAAAAATCACCGCGCCAGAGAACCCAGCAGTCGGCAAGGTGTTCAAGATCAAGAGTGTTAATGAAGATGGAACATTCATCGGTGAATGGGCTGACGGGGGAGTTGCTAATCTGGATGTGCAGATTAATGGTAAGAGTATCGTACAGGATGGTGTTGCGAAAATACCGTTATGTACAGATTCAAATACCCCAGGTCTTATATCAATAGATCCTTATGTAACTAACGAAGGTCTGTATAGAGCAAATCCTAAATCTGGGCTAATCAGGATAAATAAAGCAACTGATGATATGATTAGCAAAAGGAGTAATGGTTATTGTCCAATAGTGCCAAATAACCTTGACTACGCTGTAAAAGCCGCCATGTGTGACGGAAAAGATGCTGTGTGGACTGCTGATGAACAGGCTGCGGCTAGAGAGAGAATGGGTGCGCCTAACATTCAAGATATGATCGACATTACAGAAATAACAATGGATGCCGAAACATTGAAATATGTGTTCCCATCATTTGCAGACTACAGAATATTAGAGATTTCATTTTCGAAAACAAAGAAAGAAATCACAGGACTCACAGGGAATATCTGGCTTAGAAATGATAATGGTGTTGGATGGGTTATTACCAATGCATTTGCGGATTCGTATAATATGTTTATTCTAGATGCGTCTGGAAAATCATGCGCCGGAAAAACTATGCATACAAACAATATACAAATTGCAATAAATATGCAAGGACTCATTATAGATAAAAAATACTGTAACACAGAATTTCGGGGAGCCCCTTATTTCTTGTTACCAAATATAGAGTGGGCGCAGTATTTTGCAGAATGCAATACTGCAATTAAAGTGAGGGGGATTAAGCGATGAAAACAACAGAGTACAAACAAACAGGAACACGCACGGAAGAATATACCGTAATCATTCCAGCGGAATATGACGATGAGGGAATGGTTATCACAGAAGAACACGAAGAAGTCCACACCCGTGAAGTGCCTGTGATGGGATTGGTGTATCGTGATATGACAGCGGAGGAACTTGCTGAAATCGAACAGATGCAGTCAGAAGTCCCAGAGCCAGAAGCTACGGCAGAGGACAGAATAGAAGCGCAGGTGATGTATACTGCAGTGATGACGGACACATTACTGGAAAGTGAGGGCAATGAAAATGTATGAGAAAATCAAAAAATTCTACGACCTTAAGCTGTACACCCGTAAGCAGGTCAGACAGTTTTGCGATAAAGGCGTAATCACGGAAGAACAGTACAAGGAAATCACGGGTGAAGAATTTTAAAATTATTAGGTAACTTGAGTCGGTACTTCGGTGCCGGCTCTTTTTATAAACTTTTTGGAAGGAAGTGGTTAAAAGACGTGAACGATTTACTACTGCAGACATACCTTATAGCACTACCAATCATATTAACGGCATTGATGGGTTATATTGTGTGGCTCCTGCAGGAACAAAGGAAACAGAAGAAAGCCGATGCCATTGAGCGAAATGAGCGCATCGAGGTGGAACAGAAGCAGCGGGAAGCCAACAGCCATGGAACAATGCTGCTTCTGCGAGTCCAGCTAATTGAATATCATGACAAATACATGCGTCTTGGAGAAATCCCGTCTTATGCCTATGAGAATTTTAATGAGATGTATGATGCCTACCATAAATTAGGTGGAAATGGCATGGTAACAAAAATGAAACAGGAAATTGAAGAATTGCATTTGAAAAAGAAAGGACAGTAAAAATGACAGATTTAGGATTTTTGGCAGACTTTATGATTCCGGTAATTGTGGGAATCTGCCTGTGTGTAGGCTATGTGATCAAGAAATGGGTGAAAGATGTGGACAACAAATATATTCCGACCGTGTGTGCGTTGCTTGGTGTGGTACTGGCTATCTGGATAAATAGCTGGAATGTTTCGCCATCCGTTATTTTAAGTGGATTATTCAGTGGTCTGGCATCCACCGGATTGCATCAGTTATTTAAACAGTATATTGAGAAGAAAGAGGGATAATAATGGCAACATATAACGTTCATGCCGGTCACAACCCGGCAGGTAAAGTGGCATGTGGCGCAGCAGGCCTGTTAGATGAGTCAAGAGAGAATCGTCTTGTAAAGGGTGAACTTATCAATTATCTGCGCCAGTACGGAAACACCGCATATGATTGTACGGAGGATAACGGCAAGAACCAAAGGGACGTGCTTGAGAAAATCGTAAAAAAATGCAATGCACATACTGTTGACTTTGACTTTTCCCTTCATCTGAATTCCGGAAGAAATGATAATACCGGAGACGGTCGGCAGGGCGGAGTGGAATGCCATATAAGTGCTGACAACAAAGGAAAGAAAGCAGTTGCAGAACGCATCCTGTCCAAAATGGAAGGAATTGGTTTCAAAAGACACGGCAGCGGAATTGTGATTAGAAGCGATCTGTATGTCCTTAACCATACTAAAGCACCGGCTATCTTAATTGAAATCTGCTTTGTTGATGATCGCGACGATTATAACCAGTACATGAAAGTTGGTTATAAAGCTGTTGCTAAAGCTATCGCGGAGGGAATTATGAATAAAACTATTTCAGACGGAATAAAAGACGGTCTGGCAGACCAGAAAGCATCCGATGGCAATTGGTACTATTACGAAAACGGCAAAATCGCATCGAACATCACCACGGTGGCGCAGAATAAAAACGGATGGTGGTATGTAAAGAATGGCAAGGTTGACTTCTCTGCAAACACTGTAGCAAAGAACAACAATGGATGGTGGCATATCGTAAACGGAAAAGTTGACTTCAATTCAAATACGATCGCCAAAAACGAAAACGGTTGGTGGAAGATTACGAACGGAAAAGTTGATTTCAACTATAACGGTCTGGCACAGAATCAGAACGGTTGGTGGTACCTGAAAGACGGAAAAGTTGACTTTGATTTCACTGGTCTGGCGAAAAATAACAATGGCATCTGGTATGTAAAAGATGGCAAGGTAGACTTCGATTATTCCGGAAATGTCACTGCCAGAGTTGAAAAAGGGCGGGTAATCGTGTAATATAATCATATAAAAGTTTCCAAAACCTTCTTATTATATGTAGTAGTCACTTCCATCTTCTTTGAGCAAATTCATTCGCTCATACATGATGGAAGTGATTATTTTTGCATAAAAGTAGGAGATTACAGGCAGAAAAAGCCTTAATACAGTGAAAATAATGCCTGCGCCCAAAGATCACAGGCGCAGGTAGATATCCAGTTCAAAGGGATTGGCAACGAATCGTCCGATACCAGGCTTGGATTCACTGGAATTGTGATATATGATTTTTTCAATGCAGGATTTGAGGAGTAAGTTCATTTCCGATGCTGAAATATCCGTATCTTCAAATTTAGACAGGCAGTCAGAAAATCGGGAAACCCGTTCCTGGTAATCAACTTCCGGTGGCATGGTATCTTTTGCCCGCTGGATGGAAAGCTGCACTTCGCAGATCTGTTCCTGTAGCTTGGCATTTCTGGAAGCATATTCTTCTTTTGTATAAATCCCATCTTCGTAAGCATCTTTCTGGCGCAGATCTTTATCCTTTAATTTCAATAGATCCTGTTCCAGATTCCGGATGATATTCTCATGGATCCGGACAATATTCCCTTCATCATTCTGTAATTTAATTTCAAAATCATCCACCGTCTTCGATAATATTTCTTTTACACGTTTCACAAAAGCACTATATTGTACCGATTTTGTATGGCAGATACGTTGATTTGGACAGATCATGCTTTCTGATCGGCTGGGAACTTTGCTCCGGTAGTTTGTAAACTGCTTGAGAGCCATGGAACGTCCGCATCCGGCAGTTCCACAATAGACCAGCCCGGCGAACGGGTTTCGCAGTTCATGATCGCGTTTTACCTTTGGAGATTTTCCTCGGCGCTCCGCAATAGCATAAAAAGTTTCCTGATCAAGAATGGCAGGATGCTTGCCTGGCACCAGTATGTAGTCTGTTCCGTGGTTGGTAGGGCGGGATTTTACAATCTGGCCATTCTGCATTGTTTTGATTGTTTTAAAATGATTCCAGCGTATCATTCCAATATAAACCGGATTGGATAAAATATCACTGATGGCAGCAGGAGACCAGTGATCAGATTTTAATGGTTTGATTCCAAGAGAATCCAGATGCGCAGCTATCCGTGTGAATCCATTTCCGGCAAGGTAGAGTTGCGCCATCATTCTGACAGCGTCAGCCTGCTCAGGAACGATTTCAAGCGTGTGTGCGGTATCTTTTCCACTGCCAGTTTTAATCTTGCGATATCCGTAAGGAGCGACGCTTCCGATGTAGTTTCCCTGCTTGACGGATGCCAGCCGCCCACGGTTTAGAATCTTCTTGGTATATTCCAGATAATCATTTCCCCTGGTTAGTTCCATTTCAAAAAACTTCCGGTCGTATTCGTCAGAGAGGTCATAAGTTTTCGGTGGGGTAAGGACCAGAGTATTTGTGTACCGAAATGCATTGATAATGCGTCCGCAGTCCTCCAGATCGCCACGGGAGAGACGCTGTGGCTCAATGACCAGCACACCTTTGATTTGACCGCTCTCAAGGTATTTCATGACGCTTTGCATAACCGGACGGTCCGCAATGGTTTCCCCGGAAACAACTTCCCGGAAAATCCGTTCTTCCGGAATGATGGATCCGAAAGAGGAGAGAGCATATTCCTGGAGTTGTCGCTCATGCCGAGCCAGGACTTCTTCCACAGTCATATACGGATCATCTGATCGGGATTTGCGCAGATACATGATAATTTCATTGATAGAGATGTTTGTTTCCTGCATGTCATCATCCTCCTAAGTAAAAATATGTAAAAAAGGGTATAAAAATAACAGCCAGCGGGGAACGGGTGTTCCGCTTGCGAAGCTGTTCCGAAGATGATACAATATCTTGGTCAAAAGGTTGGTTGATACCATCTTCGGTATTGCCGATTTGAAACCGTCTCTGCGTCAACAGAGGCGGTTTTCATTTATGCTGTTAATTCACGTATATATGAATCTCTTTCAGACCACAAAACAGGTCTAATCTGATACTCTTTCATGGCATTTACTGCTTTTTGAGAAATTGTTTTATTGGTATCTTGGATAAACACATATAATTTTGAACCAGCAGGGCGGACTTCTTTAGTATCACCCCAAAGGAAAGTAATATATCCTGCTTTCGGCACATCCAAATTATTGACTATTTTAATCAATCTCTCAGAACTGTTTGGGGTTGGAGAGATTGCATAATCATAAGTTGAAAGCAAACCACTTTTCCCGGAAAAACTTATATCGGGGATGCCATAAATATTGTTCTGGGTAAAGAAATCTTTTACATCTTCAATAAATAGTGATTTTATGTTTGGCCTTGCAAGATAGAACATATCACTAACTTTTATCATGCATTGAGTCAGCATATGTTTTTTTGCAGGTAATGATTGCTTATCACAATTTACATACAAACAATGGTCATCATCGATATTTATACCATGAGAGCATAGTATAGTATTCAAAATATCCTTTTTCTTTTGACTTGAAAAAATATCTAATCCAGAAAATTCTAATTCTCCGATGGTTTCGGCGTCATCAGTGAGCGTGTAGCTGCCATCAGATTCTTCTTTGATGTATATTTCTATGTGATCATTGTTGCGATCTAGGTATGGAAATGTGATGCGGTACAAATTATTGCGAATTTTAGCCTGTTCGATATTTTCATTTAGCCAATCCATATATATTTGTTTAAAATTAGTTTTCATGTCATATCACACCCTGTATTTCTGTTTCGTCATATTTTATGTTGCAATATTCGCAGAAGTCATAGAAGACTTGCTCAAAGCTGGTCAAATCTTTGAATAAATTGCCATCAAAGGAATCCAAATCGTATGCATAAGATAACCCAAAACCTTCTTTGAAAACATGAATATGGTTTCTGGATAAAATCGTACCGTCTGGGTTTGTATGCGGTCGAGCATCAATTTCCAAACGAATAAGACGTTCCTGTGTATTCATATGTCGTTCTTGGAGCTTTTTCTTTTCCAAACTAATGGTACTTCTTCGATCGGAATCAATAATAAAAATATCAGTAGTAGTGTCAGAAAAAACTGTGATAGGTTTTCCAATCTCACCAGCTAAAGGTAATTCTATTTTAGCATCATCTATGTGCTTTTGCATAGACATAAGTTTATTGAATTCAGTATCAGTCATCTCATTATCTCCAGTATATTATTCTTTAAGTATCTTCACATTCACTAAGTTCTTCTCAGTCCTCATAGTCGCCAGAACGCTTCAGATAATCGTGGCCACTGTCAACAGATACAGCTCCACATTTGCAGGTTATAAAATCATGTCGATTTTTGCTTTCTATAATTTCACCGCATTTTTTGCAACGGACTTTGTTACTTATAATTCGTTCCATGATAGCTCCTTTCTGATCAGTCGATAGTTTGAATTGACATTTAAAGCATATTTGCTATAATATACTTAACAAGAAAAAAACTTCACAAAACATGAAAAATATATTGACATTTCATAAAACATG